GTTGTGGCAGTCCTGACACAATGCCTCTAAGTTGTCCCAGCATAACGTAATGCTCTGCTCGTGTATGTTCTTTGGTGTCAGCCAAATCTTGTGGTGTACAATCTTTGCTGGCTCTCCGCATCGTTCACACAAGTAATGCTGCGCCACCATGTATGCGTCCCTTGTCTGCGCCCACTCTTTAGATTTATAAAACCATTCTGCCCACTCTTTCATGTTGCCTCTTTCTTTACCCAACGCCCTAGGTTTCATGCGTTGGGCAGGAGGTAAAAGTATGATGAAAAACAAAAAGGGCGCAACGAAAAAACATTTAAGTTCTTTCGTGCGTCCTTAACAGTTGTATTATACCGCCCGCACCGTTTCCCTGTCCACCGCAGGATTTGTGCAAATATACCGCAAAATTTGTGCAGCTATTCCGCACTGCTTTACTCAATCCCATAAACCATAACTGCCAGCTCTTTTACCGCTGCCGTAATCCAGCGTCTTGGTGTATCTTTCCCGGTATTCAATTCTTTCTCTATCTGCTCGTATGTATAGCCCTGCATGTAATACATGCGCAACGCTGTATACTCTTCCTCTCTCTCTGCCTGCTGCCTGCGCCGCTGTATCTCTTCTAGTGCTGCCGTAATATGCTGTACTGCTGCCTCTGTCCGCTGTCTGCTCTCTTCGTCTGTTGTGTGTTGTATAAAAAACTGTGCATCTCTGTACTGCTTCAACATTGTCACTGTTCTGTTGTACTGCTGCCTCTGTATCTCTTTGTTATTCCCCATGTATTGCCCCTGCCTTATCGTCTTTATACTGATCTGCCACAGCATTAAATGCCTGCGCCTGTCTGCTAAATGCCTGTGCCAATGCATTGCACATATTCCCTGCTGCGGTAAATACTGCCTCTGTAAATGTTGCCATTGCCTGTGTTATCTGCTCCACCGATATACCAGCACAAGGCAAGGACTGCTGTGCCCTTGCCTTTCTTCTCTTTCGCTTATCCATGTATGCAGGTGGATTATAGCCGTATTGCTTTTTATAATTCTTTTTCCACTGTCTGTGATTCATACCATCGCCTCTTTTCTTCCCTGCTCCAAAATACCTTTCTTGTCTGTATTCCTGCCTCATTCAATTTTTGATATATTTCTCTTAACTGTTGTCTTTCGCAATCTTCCCTTGCAGTTCTTGGTGGACTTGAATAGTCTAACGGTGTCGTTTCGCTAAAAAGCAATACCCGCAAACATTGAGCTGTGGTTGCTCCCATTTGTCTGTATGTTCCCATTGTCATATATGTTTTTTGCCATATCCACAGTTCTATCCCCAACGCCTCATTTATTTTGCTAAATAATTCATCAAGTGTCGGTTGCCCTATTTCGCTATGCTGCCATTCGTATTCTTGTTTTATTTTATCCTCTATCACGCCTCTACTCCTTTGGTGTCCGTTTCGGACACAATGCCCATTACCTTAATCGCCATGACGCAGTACCCCTCTGCAAGTCCTGCGTATGCCTGCCTTTTTGCACTCTTTGCGTAACTCCCGTAAAAAAATATCCATGTCCTTACGCATCTGCTCCCTGCTTCTATCCGGCTGTCCCTTTTTTCGTATGTAGTCCAGTTCTAAGTGATAATCCCCATATCCAAAATTAGCATTTAACAGTAATCGTAATTTTCTCTCTGCTGCTCTGGTATTAACCTTTTTCTGCTCTTCCTTGGTTGGCTTTACTTTATCCCCTCTCTTTATGCCCGGCTTTTTGTATCTGCTGGTAAAATAACGCTCTACCTCTATCGTCTTTCCTGCTCTTGTAACTCTCTCTACATACGGCATATGTTTTTACCTCTCTTTTGTCGGATAGTTAATACTTTTATCAAGTGGTAAAGGCAGGCTCTGCGCCTGCAATTTCCTTGACTTTTCGCCATACGCCATTTATACTTTTGTTAGACAAATTGTTAAGGCTTATAGCTTTGCCCCTATGGTATTCCAGTACCGTAGGGGCTTTCTCTTTTCATTGTTTCTTTTCCTCTCTGTATGAGGTGTAAATAAGGCGTGAGTGCATATATATTGGTTTGCTCCCGCCTTTCTTGAAATGGTCTGTACATTCCCAATTTCCCAACCTTTTTAATAATCCACGTTTCCTTGTGCTGAAATGGTTATACGGGTATGATGTCAGCCATACATAAACTGCGCCTGCGGTCTGCTTCTCTGCATTCCACTCTTTTACACCTATCTGTTCCCGGTCTACCTGCACAAAATCAATGCCAGCGGCTTTTAATTGCCTTTCGGCTCTCTTAAAAAACCGCCCTTTATCCTTTTCCGTCCATGCAAATTTCATTCTGTGCCTTTCCCGCAACTATTCTTACATCTTGCCATTTCCTGCCCAGCAAGCATACTTACCAACTCCATAAGTTCATCTGCACCCTTTTCGTCAATAAACTCACATCTAATACAACATGCGTTATATCCACAGATAGCGTCAAATACAGATTGTACCTCTTGACATGTACCGCAATCTTTCAATGTTTCAATCAACCCCACTAGCCCGGTAACTGCCTTTATGCCTAGCTCCCCGCCTTTTCCATGTATCGGTATTGATATTTCCTGTGCCTTTGCTGTGCGTTCTCTGTTTAAAATGATTCTGCTTTTCATTGTGTCTAATTCCTTTCTACTGTTTCCGGCTGCCACCATACCTGCATCTTTTCTACTGATACCTCGAAAGTGGTTCTTTTCTCTTCTGATTCTGTGTTATTATCGCCGTAATACTTTTTCACATACTCCCGGCTCTGTAATCTGCCAGTGATTTTTACAATCGTGCCTCTTTTGTACTTTGCAATCTCGCTGGCGTTCTCCTGCCAGAAAATACATGGGATATGTACGTTTCCACCCTGTATGCAGTTTTCCACTTTCAGCATTACATCTGCTATATGTTTTCCCCTTGGTGTTTCTCTTACTTCCGGGTTATTCACAATTTCCGCTGTTAATTGCACGCCGTTCTGATATTCCGGGAACCCTACTGTTACAACGTGATCTGCAAGGATAAAAACAGCCGTATGCCCGCTTTCTGCGTTCATGGCTTTCTGCAAAATGCCCGTTGCCATAATATCTCTGCCAACCACCATATTTCTTGCTATTGTTTCTGCGTCTATGTTTTCATTTTCCTTTATTTTTGCAGCTACAATTACCGTATCCTCTGCCCCGCTTTTTCTCGGTACGCATACCCGCAGCACTACATAGCGGTTTTCTGTGTCGTATCCGCATACCCCGCTTGTTACCTCTGCCTGCTTTACCGTTCCCATAATTCCGGCAAAATTTTCATTGTTCATTTTTGTATGTTCTCCTTTCCGGGTGCGGGGGAAAAATCCCCCGTTCCCCCTTTACTGCTCCGCAGCCGCAGGCATTTCACAAGAAAGACCGGGCGCAACGGTCCAGGCCGCAGCGCCAACGGTGTTGTTCAAGTTCACGTAAGCCCCGCACTTCAGCCCGTTGTCGCAGCTGCCGCCCACAAGAGGCACAGCCACAATTTCTGTATCTACCGCCCCGTAATCTGCTGCATACTTGTGGCTATCTCCAGCAAATGAAATCGGCAAACGCCCGTATGGTGTCATTACGGTTTTATCTACATATCCATAACGCCAATCATTCCACATATAGCGGTATGCGTCTGTATATCCCTCTCCTGTAAAGTTTGGCTCTCCATACGGCAATACTTTTACAATTCCGTCTGCACAGATCAGCTTTGTTAAACGCTCCCATTTATCGCCCCATAATGCCTCTGTATGGAATACCTTAACCTGTGTTCTGAAATCAGACGCACCGTAAAACTGCCCTTTGTCGTTTAATGTGCCTGTATCCGCTGGCTGCCCGGTTCTGCTGTTTCCTGTTCCGTAGGCTGTCTGCAAATCGTCTGTTTTTGCCATAATCTTTAACAGGCAAATAATATAGTTCCATTCCCACCATGAACTCATGCCCCATTTATCGCCGTTTGCCTTGCAAGCCTCGTTTTCCTGCTCCGCTGTCATATCTCCGATAGTCTGGCAACCACTAAGGCTGCGGGCTACGTTTTCAACCAGTGACGGCGTATAAATATGTCTGTAAAATCCGGCATTTAATGTGCCGTCTTTGCCTGTTCTGTGGTATGCGTTGTATGCAGCATCGTATTTTACGTTGCTCCAAATGATATATTCGTCTGTAGCTGTTTCGTACTGACACAGCCAACCGCCTTTAAAAGCGGACATTGCATTACCTGCATAATAAATATCTGTAATATCGCTCTTTGCCCCGTCCTCTTTCAGTTCGTAATTGTCCGGGTTTAATCTGTAGTCCTCTGTGCCGTCAAATTTAACCATGCAAGGGTAGTTATTCTTTACAAATTCCACATTGCCCCAGCTACCATAGTTAAATGTACCCTCTACAAAATCCATTACCGCAGGTATCATGCCTGCGGCATCGTACAGGTATGTTACCCGCTTGTTGCTGTCCTCTTCATTTTTGTTAATCTTAATTCCAAACCGTACAGCTCTTTCTACTGCTGCCATTGCTTCACTCATACTTTTTACCTCGTTTTCTCATATAAAAAATGTGTAATACAGTGTCATTGTCAAATCACTAAATTTATACTGTGGGTGTTCTCCCGGCTCTAATGGTTTCATTAACCCCAGCTTTTGCCAGTCCTTATGCCGGATATCCGGCACTACTGCAAAATCCTTTACCTCTGCCCGCCATATCTCTTTACTGATCTGGCTTTTATCTTCCCGCAATATTCCCAGCCAGCCTATGTATACGTCTGCCTCACTGGTTTCGTACCTGCTGCCCTTGCCCTTAACAATGCGTATTCTTGTTATGTTGTGTATTGGCTCTATGAATTGCTCTAATGTCATTCTTTTATTTTTCCGGCATTTCGTATATTCTCGGTATTTCCGCTGCAAATGGTGGAAATGCTGGCGCACCCTTTAAAAATCCGGGGCTGCCCGCTGAATATAAATAAGAAACGCTCACTTTCTGTATTTCGTCTATAATCTCTAAACACCGCTCTTTTGTTTCGTATGTTCCTATTTCTTCTAATACTCCGTCAGAAATAAAAATTCTGTGTGTTTCTTTTGGCTCTTGCCCCTTTTTGGCTCTTTTTGTTACACTTCCATACTCCACACATGCATAATTTCCACCCAGCCTATACAGCTTTTCTCTGTCTTGACTTCTTATGTACATGTTGCTCACGTTTTTCCTCTCTTTCTTTTACTTCCCGATAATAAGCGTCCATTATCCACATTTCCTTGCTAAAGGTAAATGATAATGCTATCGGCATGAAAAATGCTGAAATCGTGATAATATCCAAATCCAAAAGAGGTGCAAACGGTGTTGCAATTACCAACACCGCAAATGTCGCAATCCCGCATAATTTCTGCTTAATGAAATATCTTTTTCTTCTGCGTCTTTCATGTTCCCGTTGCTGTAATTGTTTTTTTGCATAATTCATGCCGTTATAAAAATCTTTTGTGCGTTCCATACTTTCCTCTCTTCCCGGCGGTGCTCTTATTCTCATATTGCCCACGCTCCTGTAGTGGCTTCGTATGCTGTGTTGCCCCTTTTCACATTAAAAAGTTGCCTAAAACCTGTTGACCGTCCACACGCTCTCTAGCTGGCGTGTCCACTGCTCCAAATTCACAGCACCCAGCGTGTAGTTGTTCGCCTGCTGCCACGCTGTCGCAGGTTGCCACTTTCCTGCTTTCAATGCGCCGTATGGGACTTGAACCCATGACTTACCGCTTATGAGGCGGTTGCTCTAACCAACTGAACTAACGGCACTCGTGCGGCTCATTGCCGCTTATTCATTAAACAAAAAGCCTTTCAAATTCGTTCCTTTCCGATGCCATAGTCGTTTCTGTCCTATCTGTGGAACCAAGTACTCCATTGACCGCACTACCTCTATGTCTTTTAAGATAATCAATGCACAACACCGGCACTGTGTTTTCACCATTGATTCTGAACTCAGACATTTCTTTTTAGAAAACCGAAAACTCCTCGGTCTTCTTTTTGATGCTGTTCAAAGTGTTATTTTCCGGGCTTTCTATAAAGATA